CTTATTCTCCTCAAGAAACAGATAGGTATATTCAAGGAACATCCTACTTTGAAAATTATCAAGCAATGAAAGGTTATGATGAGTAATATTACACGAAAAGCTATAGCCTTAAGAAAAGCTCGTGATAGAGCACAAGATCCAGATTTTAAATTAATTTGGGAATCTAAGTTACAAGAACTTATTAAAAAAGCAGAAAGAGGAGGATCACAAAGTGAGTCAATACAGTGATAGAGTAGAAAGACAAAAGCTTTTATTAGAAGCAGAAAAATGGTCTCAAACAATTAAGAGCTTACATGCGCATTCAATGGATTCTATGTGGTACGATACACGACCACAAGATACTGAAGACGGAAAGTTTGTAACTGATATCCAATATTATTCAGGTCTTGTTAAAAGAGAATTTGCTGATGGAGACTATGTTTATCTTGGCGAAGAGCTAAAAGGCGAAGATCTTATTAACGAGTACATAAGAAATAATTAAAAATAATTCACAAAAACAGTTTACATTAGACTGAAACTATGGTATAATATACATATGAAAGAATACTTAATCGAAACAAATAGACATAACGGAGGTATACAAAAAGTATACAAATTTCCAAATGGATATGGAGCTAGCGTAATACAACACAGAGGCTCATATGGATATCAAAAAGGTTTATGGGAAGTCGCAGTATTATTTCATGGTGAACTTTGTTATGATACTGAAATCACTGATGATGTTTTAGGACATCTTAATGATCCAGAGGTTGATAACATTTTAGGAAAAATATTTAGATTATGAAAAAAATAAAAAGAAGTCCAATGAGTACTCTAACTCATTCAACACGAGAAGTTGCAATTCATTTCCTTGCCTGGAGAGAAGCACAAAAAAACAAATCAATGATTGGACATAATGGAGGTCCTAAGTAATGGGTGCGACAAGTTTTTATATGGGATCACTTAGGTATTCACCTTGTGGTCGTAAAAGAAAGAATCATGCATTAAATCCAGTTAAAAAGAAAAGACCTGAGTTTAAAGCATATAAACCTACTCAATCAACCTTAGATAAACTAAGAGAAGAGCAGGCAAAACAATATAAATCAATTATGGAAGATTACATGCAAAATGGCAACTATCCAGAAGCTGATACAAGAAAAAAAGAATCACCAGTCTATACAGGGACATTGGTAAAAGGTATTGCAACAATGCATAAGTCAAATGCAGTACCAGTAATCAGTCAGCAAGAGGCTGAAGATATTAGTAAAATGAGGAGAAACTAATGGATGTTTTAATTTACACTTTCATGGCAGCACTTGCTATTGGCGCAATATATTATTTATTTATGGAGAACAACGACGATGTATAATTTTGATGATGTAATGATCAAGCTTGATGATATGGAAAAAAAGATTGATCTTTTAATCGAACGTGGATATACCTATGACTATTATTCAACACATACGAATACAATTAATGGTGCTGAATTTAGAGCTGAAGTCTGTCAAAGAAACGACGGAGTATGGTGTGTAGAAAAATTTATTAATGATAAATTAAAAGAAATGACACCAATGGGTATGCATAGTGAATCATATGCTGAAGATGCAGCAGAAAATTTTGTATTCCAAGTAGGAGTTAATTAATCAAAGGTCAGGGCTCATCAACGCAACTCCTTATCACCCGCGGAGTCTTGACCACCTTTATTAAAAATAATCGTTTACATTTGATAAGATCTATGATATAATAGATATATAAACATGATTAAGGAGAAATATGGCAGTTAGAAAAAAGAAAAGAGGACCAAGTTTAGACGATAAGTATCTTGGACCAGAACCAATTTATACAGCAGAGTCTAAATTTACAAGTTCAACTTGGACTTACGGTGCTCAATGGTATAATTACTTTTATAAGACTAAAGATTATATGCCAACAACATATCAGTTTGCCGCTGATGTTATGGGATATGATAAAAAGAAAATATCAGTACTTAAAAGACTAAAAGACTGGAAGTTTATGAAAGTCAATAAGATTATTAAACTCTATTACAGAGGATTTCAATATGAAGATGATAAAATTGAAATGTGTAAAGACTTTATTGATGAACTCTATAAAGAAGCATTACTTCTTAAAAAAATAGAAGAAAAAGAAAAGAAAGCAGTAGTTGTTATTACTCCAGCTGAAAGAACAAGAAGAAAAGTTTTAGAAACTATCTATCACGATTGGGATAGAGTTATTGTTGAAGGTTGGTTTGAAGGAGATTTTAAACAAACTTTTAGTTGTTATAATAGATTTAAAGGACATGGCTTAAAAGGTAATGCAATTAATATGTTTAAAGAGTTACTCTTACCAGAGTATGAAAATATTAAAGCCGCATACGAAAAAACATGCGATGATTGTATTGAAGGCTATTCACATATCTCTAAAGGAGATAAAAGAAAAATGATGAAGCAATTTGAAGAAGTGTTTGATGACTTAGAAAAACTACGCTCTTCATTTAAAGCAACAAAGCTTCCAAGAGCTAAAAAGGTTAAAGCTTCAGATCAACAAGTTGCTAAACTCAAATATTGTGAAGAAGACAATGATGTTAAACTTACATCAATTAATCCAGTTATGATACCAGGTAAAAATAAGCTATATGTATATAATCGTAAGAATAAAAAATTAATTGAATATACAACATCATCAGTATCAGGATTTGAAATATCAGGTACATCAATTAAAAACTTTGATAAATCATCTCGTCAAGCAACATTAAGAAAACCTGATGAAATATTACCTATGATTATAAATAAAACAGAGAAACAGATCGAAAAGGTTTGGGACTCATTAACTACAAAAATAAGTCAACCTGCAGGCAGAATTAATGCTGACTGTATTTTAATGAGGACATTTTAATGTCGGATAATCCATTAGAACAAAAGATTATGACTAAGAAGAGATTCTCAGCAGCTGTTGAGCATCTTGTAGCAAATAACAATATGTCATATATTGATGCTGCATCATATGTTGTAGAAGAACGAGCTATGGATTATAAGAATATGAAAAAGCTTTTAACTGATTCTCTTAAACAGAAAATCGAAGAAGAAGCAGCAAGCTTAAATCTTATTAAAGTCAAACGAGGTAATAAACTACCTCTATGAATGATCCTTTTGAGTCTTACAAATTATATAACGCGCTTAAACTCCATTTCGAAACAGATGGATATGATGCGATTAAATATCATTTTAAGACTTCAGTAAAACCTACATCATTTTTTAAACGAAAAGATAAGTTCTTTTTTGCCAAGTTAGCAAAAACATATGAGAAGGAATTAAAAGAATTCTATATTGCTAACTTTAAAAATGATGTTAAGTATGTCGGTGATATGCTTAATGAGGGTGGAGAAAAATATTATAGAGACCATAAAAAAGTTATGGAATCTTTAACGTATCAGTTTCAAACTGATATAAATAAACTTAATGATATGGATGTGTCATTTGATTCTCTTTTAGAAGCAGAAGATAATAATCATCCATTGATTATAAAGCTTTGGATGCAAGAAGAAATACTCTTAGAAACAGTAGTCATCTTGGATTCAATACTTGGTTTTGTAGAACGTGAAAATAAAAAGATTACGGACACAATTATTTGGCCGGACATCTATCGTAAGATAATGAAATACAAACCATTCGTAAAGTTTGATCGAAATAAATGTTTAAATTTATTGAAAGAAACCTTTACAAATGCCACGTAATGTGGTATAATATATTATGTATAAAGTGGATAATTCAGTAATACAGTGTAAATACAGGAGAAATATATGTCACTAGAAAATCTAAAGAGCATGCGAGGCTCGTCAATCGACAAACTCGTAAAAGCAGCAGAAGCGGTATCAACAGCAAAAACAGAATCTAATTCTTATGAAGACGATCGTTTTTGGAAACCGACGAGAGATAAAGCAGGAAACGGTTATGCCGTAGTCAGATTCCTACCAGCCAAAGAAGGTGAAGATCTTCCTTGGGTAAGGTATTGGGATCATGGGTTTAAAGGCCCTACTGGCTTATGGTATATTGAGAACTCTTTAACATCTATTGGACAACCAGATCCAGTGAGCGAATCAAATGGTTTACTTTGGAACTCTGGTCGCGATGAAGATAAAGCTCTTGCTAGGGAAAGGAAAAGAAGACTGCACTATGTATCAAACGTGCTCGTCGTCTCTGATCCCGACAATCCTCAAAATGAAGGAAAGGTATTCCTTTATAAGTTTGGTAAAAAGATCTTTGATAAGATTATGGATGTCATGCAACCTCAGTTCGCTGATGAAGATCCAGTAAATCCTTATGATTTCTGGGAAGGCGCTGACTTCAAAATCAAAATCAGAAAAGTAGAAGGGTGGGTCAACTATGACAAATCAGAATTCTCTTCACCAGCCGCATTATTTGATGGCGATGAAGCAAGACTTACTGAAGTCTATGACAAACTCTATAGCTTACAGGATTTCTTAAAGCCTGAAAACTATAAAACTTATGATGAATTAAGTATGAAACTCAATAAGGTATTAGGAGTTACTGCAGGTCATGCACCAGCAGCTGATCCATTCCAAGCTGAGCCAAGTACTCCAGCTCCTACTATGACAGAAGCTGATACATCCTTTCCACCAGCTGATAACTCAGCAGATGAGGATGATACATTAAGTTATTTCGCTAAACTCGCAAAAGAATCTTAATTCTATCGGGGAGCTTCGGCTCCCCACCTTTTTATGTCCTACGAAAACAAAATCCTATATAGTATTGCAAGTATAGAAGATATTAACTTCTGGGCATTACCTAAATGTGGTAACACAACAATCAAATATAAACTTTTAGAACTCTATAATCCTCAAATTATAAACGAAATACCTTCTGATAATATTAATATGTGGGTACACGGAACTAAGTTAATGGACTATATTACGCCGTTCGAAGCAATCTCAAATGGTAAATATAACTTTACTTTTATAAGAAATCCTATTGATCGTTTTATATCAATGTATAAAGACTTTAGTCTTACACGAAAGATGAAAGCATTACATGGAGATTCAATAAATGAATTTATTAGATATTTAGAGAACGAATTATTAGATGAAATAAATGCTAATATTCATTTTAGAAAACAATCATATTTCTTAGAACATTTTAATGGAGATATATTTGATATTGATGATTATACTTCAGAAAAGCATAATATAAGAACAATGAATATAGAATTAAATACTCAACAAGAAAAACGTATTAAGTATCTTTATTCAGATGATTATAAGTATTTTGATTCAGTTAAAGATATAACTAAATTTTTTATCGATTAGAAAGTCCTGCTGCAATAGTATCTGGAGCATCCATATTACCTACTATAATTGTATCACCCGCTCTATTTGATGTATTACTTGCAGTGACTGCACTTATGATATCTGACTTAGTAGTAGCTGCGGCTCTTTCTTCTGATTTTAATTCAGTTGATGCTTGGTTAAGCTCTTCACTTTGTTTACTGGCTGCAGTTTTCATTTCTTGATTTTGAATTGCTGCGTCGACGCCTGTATCTATTTTAATACCGTCCTTAAATGACCTAATACCTGCAGCAATATCATCGCCTTTAAATGGTATCTTCTCAGCTAATTTAGCTAAACCTTCTAATAATAATCTAAATGGTAGTGTTAATGTATTCATTAAAGTACCAAATACAACTTTTAGCATTCTACCCCAGTTAAATGAACCTGTTTCGTCATTCATTGCATCAAAGAAACCGAATATGGTATTTTTAAGTTTATCAAATAAATTACCAATTAGTTCAGCAATACTAAATGAGGCAAGTGTTTTGGAAAAGTTTTCAAAGCCAAGTTTACCTGCAACCCACGCAATACCAGATTTTAATAAATCAAGTGGTATACCAACAAGTCCTACAACAGCACCTTTAATACCACCAATCACTCCGGCAAATACTTTGGATATGAGTCCGCCTTCTTGTTTTGTAAATCCATCAATAGCTCCTTTAATCGCATCAACGGCTGTCATTAAAATAGTAAGAGGTAAGAATAATCGACCTAATGTTCTACCAATACCTTGGAATACAGAAAAAGTACTCTTTAAGAAATTACCCAATGTTTTTAATACGCCACCTGCAGATTTAGCACCTTTAGAAGTAGCTTTTGCGGTATCGCCTATGAAGCCAAGTGTTTTTCCTATTGATCGAAATGCGTCTCCTACCATGCGGAATGGTTTTAAAATAAAATTAAACATTGTTTTTAAACCACCACCAATTGTTTTAAAGACGCTACCAATTCTAGTAAATATATTATTAATACTACCTCTAATAGCCTTAGTGGCATTCATAAAGACATTCTTTTTAATTGTAAATGCTCTTGTGACTCGGCCAAAGAAATTAGCTGTTGTCATTAAAATACCAGCCTTAAATGTTTTTAAGCCTTTGGTACCCATTGTAAAAGAAGCTTTAAATCGTTTAAAG